CTCACCCTCAGTATTTGGCGATACACCTTGGTGTATCCGTAAGGAGGAAACCTATGACTATAAGTCATAAGGGTACTGTCAAACGACTGTTGTGTTATGGTCTTGATAAAAGTTCAGCGGTACAGGTTACTACCTATATCGAAAACTTAATCAAGAACAACGGACCTGAATGGACAATCTCTAGGTTGAAGACTATTAAGGTTGGATACCTGAACTATTTGTCCGGTATTACCCCAGAATGGGGATGGGTGAGATGTAAAGCTGGTTTACCAGCTGGTCCATTACACTCAATCTTCAGTCTGCATAAACCCCATAAGATATTGAATTGTCTTATGGTTTACAGTCAACTCATTAGCCCAAAAGTTAGTGAGAAACAGTGGTTAAAGTTCTCGAATTCCGTCCGATTCTCTCGTGAGAGAGGATTAGAGTTATTCAAAGGCTTTAATTTTGTTGCGAACAGTTTCATAGGTTCAAGAAACCTCTCAACTCGCCTTTTACGAGGCGATTTGTTGATTAGGAAATTCTTTTCATCTGTGAGATCTCCCGATATGTATGCTGGTTTTAAGACTAAAAAGTCTACACCTAAGTTAATACTTGAACAGTTTAATCATTTGATTGCTCGGTCATTTATTAACAAACATCTTAACGGTGTGTTACCTGATTTCTTCATGGAAGAAGTTAGTAAACAATGGTCGCAAATCCACTATGTCCTACCTGCTTTAGAGCATAAGGAGACTGTGGGTCGTATCTCTTTCCTTCAAGAACCTGGTTACAAGCTTAGGGCTATTGCTAACCCTTTGCCATGTTTCCAGTTGCTTCTTAACCCTCTTAAAGATGATCTCCTTACCCTTTTAGGGAATTTGAAGAATGACTTTACTATGGATCAAGAAGCAGGTGTCCTATATATTCAAGGCTTACTTAGAGATGGTGTCAAGGTAAGTAGTGTCGATTTGTCTGACGCTACAAATTATCTACCACTCAAAGACCAGATAAACGTGCTAAAATCCATTTATGGTAATAATCCGTTTATTGACCTCTTTGAAGAAGTTTCTACATCCGATTGGGTCTGTTCATCACCGGAAGGTGATATAAAGATCAAATGGATGACTGGTCAGCCTTTAGGTTTAGGACCATCATTTCCTTCTTTTGCACTTTACCACCATTTTATTGTAAGAATGGTGATTTGTAACGTTGAAGGATCTGTTGACCCTCTTCGTCGCTTATACGATGAATTGTCTGGTGAACGTCAGGACGTCAGTTATAATTACGCTATTGTTGGTGATGACATTGTCATAGACCAAAAGTACGCGTCTGAGTACTTACGTGTAATCAGTGATTTGGAGTGCAAGGTGTCACTTGAAAAGTGCATCTTCAATTCATCCACTGCAGAGTTCTGTTCAAGGTTTATAACCAAAAACAAAATTCTTAGACAGTTTAAATGGAAAGTTCCTACTGATAAGTCATATCTTGATATGGCAAAGCAGTTTGGTCCATCCATACTTCCTCTTTTACGTCCCAAGCAACGTGAGATCCTTAAGGTTATAGGTGAAATACCTGACACCTTAAATGGTCCTGTTGGTTGGAACCCTTACGGGAAACCATTGGCTCAACGTGAAGCTGAGCTTTGGAAGATCGCTGAAGAATTGGAAGAGCTGAAAAGCCCTTACGATCCATCAGTACCGAGAAATGAGATTCACTATCTGTTAAAAAGAGAGTTAGGGATGATCCATATAAAGTCATTGACAATATACGACCACCTTAATGATCAAAATAACAGAGTATCTTGTGATCCTCGCCAGAGTTTTATTGCGGAGATGGCATGGC